GAGAAAGCATGAACTGCATTGGTAAGGATTGTTCTGGTCGTCCTTCGGGATACCCAAATAGGCGATTCTTCCAGTTAGAGGATTAGTGTCTATTGACACGAATCCCCAGTTTAGTTGGTGGAACACTAAGAGACGGTAGTCCCTTAATGAACATACTAACGTATGTCCCATCAACGAAATCATAGGTTTCCTCCCCCGTATCCGGGTCGAGTGTACCTATATCGAAAGTGGTAATTTGATTAATATCGAAATACCACTGCGGTACCATCTCGTTAATCACTTTTGTGATTTCCTTTGATGTAAGAGAAGGATAGTCTGACCAATCGGTCATTCCCTCCTTCTCACAGTATGGCCACACCACCTTTTGGTAGGTGTCTACATATTTATGAGTATTAAAAACCTTTGGTTTCTTACTACCCATCAGGAGTTCCTGGAAGAGATTTCCTCTAGTCACTCTCTTAGCGAATTCTTCTATCGATAGAATTCCGTCATCCGCAGCGAGAGCTATTGTTTCTCGCGCGTTATCATTCGGTGATGGGAACCGATCTTTCAGTTCCCACCACGAAATAGCGTTGATATAGGTTGGGTAATCACTCAACCTATCAACGATCTCCTGCTGGTAGTCGGCGATAGCCTCGACTCCACGAGTAGAAGTGTTTGTGTTAAGGATCCTAAATATTTTTAGGTCTCTCTTAACATTAATCCCTGCATGTGCCTTAGATATAAGCCACCTGTGGGGTTCAGGAGAGAGTGCTAACCACTTTTGTAGTTCGCACCTGAGGCCTAGCCCGTAACCTCCTACCTTACTAGGTAGGTGGATAGCGGCGTAGGCTCGGGGGTTGACTGACTCCCTAGGGAGTAGTGGACCCATTCTCTCGACGAAGAGGGCTCGTATACTTGCCTTCTTCGAATATGTCCAGAAACGGTCGTCTATCGGCAACCATTCTAGACATCCACCAAGTTGTTCCGATTTACCAATCGCAACATTCTTGTTGTCCTTCTTGATCATAGTCGATTGACCACGCTCAAGAAGTCTAACCTTCACAGAGTCGACTATAATCGATAGACTATAGTCCCTTTTGTTGAAGGGTTCTTTATACTTGAGATTTGTTATATTTAACAGTCTCTCAGTATATTTAACACATACCCGCGAGTAACCATGTTGCCCGGGGGATATGTGTGAACCTGCCTTCAAGTGATAACTTGTAAGGAGGTTAAGGTAGGTGATTGGTCCCTTTACTAAGTGATCATCACCACCAATATGTAGAAACCGCCAGTCCCTATAGGGGGCGGGGTCTTCTGTTTCTAGCAAGTCTAGGCTATTATTATAGTCTAGGAAAGCTAGTTCCTCAATCGATAGATTGAGTAAAGTTAATGATGGTTTGGCAATAGCCTCACCCATCATAATTCCAACCTTGGACAAGACTGACGTCTCGTCCCGGAAAAGTACTAACCTGGGTCCAATAGTTCCCAGAACGGTATCGATATAGCGGTTATCGAACGATAGTCCGAAACCCGCCATAAAACCTTGGAGCATAGCTATAGTTATGTCCCATTGTTGTGCATTAGTAGCGTCCTTTAGGTCACTACTAAGCACTGCATGCCCATGAGGAAGCGATAGCTCCTTCATACGGCATAAACCCTTGACTGCTTCCCAAGCTTGATCCTGTCGGTGAAAGCTTGAAAAGACAGAAGGGTGATACTTCATTGCGTCAATCAATAGATGACTCAATGGGGCCTGTAACACGTTCAGCCAATAGTCTGAGAGTGTTACATGTCGTGCTTTGTTTCCCATCTCTGGGACAACTTCGGCACGTAATACCGGTATGCTACCTAGCTCTCGCCAGGCAACATACAGTATTTGAATTCCACTGGCTTCATCAAGCCCATGGAATTTTCCAGGCTGGTCCTTAACAAAGGACCACTTGTCAAGGAAACCAACATCTATCGATATTGGCTCTTCCCTAAACAAAGTTTTCCATAGAGGTATCCCCCTATGGTGCTTTGCAAGTCCGAAAGGAGTATCCTCCTCTCGGTCCTCTGTTGGAACCACAGTGAGTATTCTCACCATGGCTTCCATAACGGCCTTCGCCTGTCCCCCATCGGAGATAGCGTGACCGTATTCCCCAGAGCTGGTCACCGATAGGTGACTAGCGCCCGGGTTAAGCCGCGGTCGGATGGATCTACAGATCCCTCCGATGCGCCTAGCGGACATCCTGAGCTTGAATACAAGCTCGGGTTCCGCTTTAAAGTCCGATGTGAGAACTTCTTTGAATTTCTCACGGGA